GGCTGCCGAGAAGGCTGCTGAAGAAGAGGCTGCCAAGAAGGCTGCTGCCAAGAAGGCTGCTGAAGAAGAGGCTGCCAAGAAGGCTGCTGCCAAGAAGGCTGCCAAGAAGGCTGCTGAAGAAGATGAATAAATAATTAAATGATTAAATGATTAAATATATTAAACTATTTGTTATAATATATTTAAAAATGGATAAATATGTAATAAATCACATTGTATCGTATTTAAAATTATGTAGCCATTGTAATACTTATCAAATTAATAACTATACAAATACTTGTAGAACTTGTCGACATTTTTTTTGTCAAGATTGCAAGAAATATTTAACGTATGCAGGAGATCAAGATGAATCAATTAGCAGTTATTGTAACAAGTGTACTGACTATTTTTATTACCAGTATAAGCCATTATAATATAATTAATAATTTAGTAAATATGTTTAATAAAAAATAATGTTAAAGTATAACCGACTATATTCATTATGAATTCTCAAATATTTAAAAAAGAGATACCAGATGAATTATTGTTCGAGTTATTAGAAAAAATATGTTTAAAGACAGATAAATACTATTTAATAGACTATAACTCCTATAAAAAAATGATATTTAATAAACTTCATAACGAACTATGCGAAACTCTAAAAGAATACTATTATTTAGGTAAATATTTTTATTTAGAAAGGGAAATGTCATATAAATCGTTTACAAATATAGTGAGACAGATATGTAAGCATAATAACATAATGTATACATCTAATATGAAATATAACAAGTCTAAATACAATATCGACTATTTAATTTACTTTTCTTAATAATAAAATATAACAAGTCTAAATACAATATCGACTATTTAATTTACTTTTCTTAATAATAAAATATAAAAACATACTATATAAGACTATAGTATGTTTAAAAATAAAGATTTAACAAGAATAGCATTAGTTTCTATGGGAGCAATCATATTAAGTTTTGTGGTAACAAAAATGAATGATAGAAATAATAAAGAAAAACAAGATGATGATTTCGATAAAATACAAACATATCTATTAAACGATTCCCCTTTATACGGATATAATAGACCTAAGATGTGGATACATTCTAAATACGAATTAAATTCTCGTAAGTGGAAAAGTTTTCATTCTCGCTCTAATACTGATTTAAATCAACCATACTTACACTTAACAATAAAGTCTATTTTAAATTACAATAGTGATGATTTTAACATTTGTTTGATTGACGATAATTCTTTTAAACGTTTGATTCCATCCTGGGATGTTGATATTCAACATTTGGCAGAACCTATGAAGAGTCATTTTAGAGAGTTGGGTATGATGATGCTTGTATACTATTACGGTGGTATGGTTGTTCCAAATTCATTTGTATGCTTAAGAAAATTGTTACCATTTTATGAAAAATATACTTCTGGAGATAAATTTTTCACAGTTGAAAATATAAATAGAGGTAACAATCTAATGAAAGGAACAGATACATATTCATTTGTCCCTGATATCAAAATTTGTGGCGCAAAGAAAAATAACGAGGTGTTGATGGAAACTATTAATTCTCTTCAATCCCGGCTGAAGTCCGGACATTTCAGTTCTGAATCTGATTTTATTGGACAATTATCCACTGATTTGCTTTCGCAAGTAAAAATAGGTAAAATGACTCTGGTTGATGGTAAAGAAGTAGCTATAAAAGATTCTAAAAACAAGGCTATATTATTAGATGATTTTATGGAAGAAGCTTATTTAAATGTTGGAAAATACATATATGGACTCATTATTCCCGGTGAAGAATTATTAACAAGAACTAAATATAATTGGTTTGCTGTAATGTCTGAAGAAGAACTATTAAATTCAAGATTAGCTATTAGTAAATATTTAAAAGTTTCATCGGTTGATGCGATTGAATGTCAAACTGTCAAAAAAAAATCAGTTGTAACTATCTAAGAGGTCATTAGTTGATATACCAAATAATGACTCTATAACACAATAAAAAAATGGATATAAAAATTACATAGTATATAATATATTTGAAATGACCGAGAATTTGCAGCATTCTCAAGAAGTAATTAAATCTCTATATGAAAATTATAAGGATGATATTTTTATAGTAAATAAATTGAATGTGTTTATTCAACAATTAGAACATAATCTCGAGACTGCAAAGCGAGAAAGAGAAGAAAAGCTTAATAAGCAACAAGATATGGAGAATTATCGCGAAGAGTTTATTAATAATTTTTTGGAAACGAATTATTTTTATTACTGTTCTACAAGTGAATTGTTTTTTAAATACGATGGATTAAATTTTAAAGTATCTACAGAAAATATTGTTATAAATGATGTATTGTCTGCTGTTACCAAGTCCAAAGTGCTCCTTCCGTGTAAGCAGCGAACAAAGACTTCGGTAGTTAAGAAGATTAAAGAACAAGATATTAAGCAATCTATTCCGGAATCTGTAACAATTCAAAATGTGTTAGAATCATTAACCCCGATGTTTTTTAGAAATAAGGCTGAAGCTAAATATTTTCTAAGCGTTATCGGTGACAATATATTAAAGAAACCCCTTAATTTAACTCATTTTATAAACCCAAATGCGAAACAATTTATTCGTGTATTAAATAATCAGTGTCAAAAATATTTCGAAGTAGATTTACAAAATACTCTTAAATATAAATACAAGGACCACGAATATGGTAATTGTAGAATTCTGTCTATCAATGAAAGTATAAATAATGAAAATTTATGGAATACAATGTTAGATAAACAGTCGTTAAATATTTTATGTGTAGCGTGTCATTATTCAGATCGCTATGGCGATTCCGATACTTTTGTAAAGTCGCACTGTCACGACAGTAAACTGACAGATAAGATTATGTATATTGCTAATACAGATAGTGATAAATTGATTAATGAATTTGTAGATACTAACATTGATAAAGATCAAACGCAAATTATACAAAATAAAACGAATAAAAACACCCTTATTACTTGGAAAAATATGCAATATTTGTGGAAACAGTTTTTGGAACGAAAGAATATTCCCTCTATTATTTTTATGAATTCATTAAAAGGCAAATTAATAGTGATGTTTCAAGAATACTACGACACAGACAGTGACTGTTTTTATCATTTGTGTAGTAAAAATCTTCCAAGTATCCAAAAATTTATTGATTTCTGGAATACACAGATGGAAATAGAAATCACCGAAACAGATTTGGAAATAGATGAATTACTCACTCTTTTTAAGAAATGGTCAAATATTTCCATTAATGAAGAACAAATGATTGATTTATTAACTTATTATTTTCCTACTATCGAAATTGATGATGGAAAATATATACAAGGGATGAAATGCAAATTATGGGATAAACCCGGTGATATCTCTTTTGTCTTAAATGCGTATCGAAATACAATGAAAGAAAAATACATCGAATCAAACTTTACACAGCATATTAGTTTGTATGACCTGTATATTCATTATTGTAGAGCAATGCATACTATATCGCATAAATTGATAGCTAATAAAATGTATTTTGAAAAACAGGTGAATGAGAGTTTTCAAGAATATATTATCGATAATAAGTTCTTAAAAAATGATTGGTATATGCAAGATTGGTAAATAATATCACGGTTATTTGTCTAAAATATACCCGTCTGTATAGCATCTCTTAAGTTTGCATTTGTGAAATTTACATTTGATAACTCTGCATTTATTAAATTTGTATTTGTTAAGTTTGCATTTGTTAAGTTTGCACTTGTTAAGATTGCACTTGTTAAATCTGCATTTGTTAAGTTTGCATTTGTTAAATCTACATTTGTTAAATCTGCGTTTGTTAAATCTGCATTTGTTAAATCTGCATTTGTTAAATCTGCGTTTGTTAAGATTGTGTTTGTTAAATTAGCATCGCCAAAATATGCACCTGTCAAAGAAGCACCTGTAAATTCAGAACCAGATAAATTCGCAAACGCTAAAAAAGATTGTATTAAATCTGCATCGCCAAAATATGCACTTGTTAAGACTGCGCTTTCGAAATTAGTATTGTCTAAATTAGCACCTGTAAAGTTAGAACCAGCTAAATTAGCACGTGTGAAATCGATATTTTGTAAATGAGCATCTTCAAAATCGATATTTTGTAAATTAACCCCTCTTAAATTTATTTCATTATTATCGTTAACGAGTCGATTTCGTATGATATGAAATATATTTTCTCGTTCAATAGTCCTGCAAGTATCTGTTATATTTGCTCTACACAATGGACAAGTAAAATTGTTAGTTCGACACCACTCTTTTAAACAATTCGTATGAAAAGTATGATTACACTCTGTTGTAACAGCGTGTTGAGTTGCTTGAAGCCGTTCCAAACAAATAGGACATGTTGATTCGCCGCCTCTTGTCATCTTACGGGTATGTATTTTATGTTTTCTACGTCTTGATTTGGCTTTTTTATTTGTTTTTTTAACAGTTTTTGTAAGTTTGTTCTTTTTTTTAATAGTTTTTGCAAGTTTGTTCTTTTTCATTCGTTTATTGGAACTGGTTAACTTCATATATATTACAGTAGAATATATATGTAGTATGGATGTTACACGACAATATTTTATTTTTTAAGAGACTTGTTTTTCATTCTCAGTTTTCGTGTTTTCATCTTTTTATGTCCGAATGTCCCCTTTTGTGCAATGTAACCTCTTTTTGTTAAGTTCTTCAGTAATTGAGGACCTTTATCGAATTTCGCCTTGGACACAATACGTCCTTTTTTATTTTGCACTAAATCTTCTTTTAATAAACCACCAGCAGTTTTATACGCAGTTTTATACTCATATACCTGGCGACGGGTTCCTTTTAATTGTTCATATTTTTTTCCTTTAATCAAATAACCTCCATTTTCAAGACGATTCAATTTTGTCATATTATATAGTATATAATATGATTTTAATTATTCGGTAACTTCAACATTCCCTTCTTCTTGATCGTCTCCTCCAAGGAGAGGAACCTTTTCGGCATTAAAACTACTCATACCACCCTTCTTGCGGTTAGATTTTTTGCCCTTGTTTTTTCTGGTTCTTCCTTCATACGCCCTTCTCTTTTTTAAAGCCTTTCCGGTAAGCTTTTTAGAACCGAATGTGCCCTTCTTTGTGTACCACCCTTTTTTGGTTAAATTCAATATAGCTTTGTCACCGGCATCGTGCTTTTTCTTAGATACAATACGGCCGTGTTTATTTACTACTAAATCTTTTTCAGTCAAACCACCATTCGTTTTTAAGGCAGACTTGTATATTTTTACTTGTCGTCGAGAACCATAAGTTTGAATAGGTGTAGCACCACCAAATAGAGCTTCGTTTTTTAGTTCCATTATATAGTAATGGTATATAAAAATGCTAAAGTTTATAAACATTCAGGTCGGGGTTAACTGTCGCCCTGGTAACTCCGAATGGCTGGAAATAATAAGGTTGAGAACGATCAAACCCAGAAGGATTGGCATCCGTTGTGGTAATTGTTCTTGGTTTTACACTACGAATATATTGTGAAAAGCGCATTTTTTTACTAATCGTAGGGTCATTTCCCGCGGTAACCACTTTGCTATATCCACTTGTTTGGCAGGTTTTTTTTTCACAAAATTTTGTAATACTAAAACGATTATTCATAGACATTTATATTATGTTTATAAAAAATTGAAATAAAAAAATATCAATATTCATAGTAAGATACCATGCAAAATACTCAAAGTGACGAAAACCTTGCCAATGTTTACCAGCAAAAAACGGATAAACAGCACATTTTAGATAACCCAGATACATACATTGGTTCTGTAGAAAATGTGGATGCACAAATGTGGATATATGATAATGAAACCCAGAAAATTGCTTTAAAAAATATCGAATATATTCCTGGACTGTATAAACTGTTCGATGAAGGTATCGTAAATTGTCGTGACCATGTCATTCGTATGATTCAGTCCACTAATATTCATAAGAAGTTTGTAAGTTACATTGACACTCAGATCGATGAGGACGGAACAATTACAATGTCAAATGACGGAAACGGTATTGATATCGCAAAGCACCCAACATACGATGTTTGGATTCCCGAGCTGGTTTTTGGACATTTGCGAACTTCAACTAATTATAATAAAAATGAAAAGCGAATTGTGGGCGGTAAGAATGGGTTTGGTTTCAAGCTTGTTTTGATTTGGTCCAGTTATGGTAAAATCGAAACTGTAGACCATACTCGTGGTTTAAAATATGTGCAAGAGTTTCATAATAATTTGGATACTATGGGAGAGCCAGTAATTACAAAGGTAAGTGCTGGCACAAAACCATATACGAAGGTAACATTTAAACCAGATTATAGTCGCTTTGGGATTGATGGTATTACAGGTGATATGTTCAATTTATTAAAGAAACGAGTAGTTGATATTGCAGCAGTGACAGATCATTCGATTAAAAAGGTGAAAATGTCTTTCAATAGTGAAGTGATTCCAGTAAAAACATTCCAAAATTATGTAGATATGTATATTGGAGAAAAGGGGGATACGAAGCGAATTTATGAAAAAACAGATGAACGATGGGAATATGGTATTGCGTTATCACCTATTCACGAATTCGTGCATATTTCGTTTGTCAATGGTATCTGCACATTCAAGGGTGGAAAACATGTAGATTATATTAGTAATCAAATCGTCAAAAAGCTATGCGATTATATTGAGAAAAAGAAGAAAATCAAAGTAAACGCATCTTCTATTAAGGAACAAATTATGTTGTTTTTGAGATGTGATATCGAAAATCCGTCTTTTGACAGTCAAACAAAAGATTATATGAACACCCCTTCCTCAAAATTCGGTTCTTCTTGCACTGTAAGTGACGGGTTTATTGAACGAATCGCGAAAATGGGTGTAATGGATGTTGCTTGCAGTTTAACTGAAGCAAAGGAGAATAAGCTAATAAAAAAAACAGACGGAATTAAAACGAAAACGATTCGCGGTATCCATAGTTTTATCGATGCAAATTTTGCCGGAACTACACAGTCAAAAGATTGTATCTTAATTTTATGTGAGGGGTTATCGGCATTGTCTGGTATTGTATCTGGATTATCAAGTGACGATCGCAACACAATTGGTATTTATCCATTGAAGGGTAAATTATTGAATGTAAGAGGAGAACAATTGAAGAAAATCGCGGAAAATAAGGAAATTAACGACATTAAGAAAATTATGGGGTTAGAATCGGGTAAGTTTTACGATACAATTGAACAAGTGCACCAACATTTGCGATACGGAAAGATTATGTATATGACAGATCAAGATTTAGACGGTTCCCATATCAAAGGACTATGTATTAATATGTTTCACAGTGAATGGGATTCGTTGACGAAAATTCCTGGTTTCATTTCCTTTATGAACACACCAATTTTGAGAGCAAAGAAGGGTAACAAAACAGAGTTGTTTTATAATGACGGGGAATATAACAATTGGAAAAATACTTTTGGTGAGCAAGGCTCCAGCGGTTGGAATATTAAGTATTTTAAGGGTCTGGGGACTTCAACATCTGCCGAATTTAAAGAATATTTTGCGAATAAAAAGATAGTCAATTTTGTGCATACCACCAACAGCGATAATATGATTGACAAAATTTTCAATAAGAAGCGAACTGATGATAGAAAAGAGTGGTTGGGGAATTATAACAAAGAGTCTTATTTAAATACAAACAACGAGAATGTAACTTATGAAGATTTTATTAATCAGGAACTCATTCATTTCAGCACATACGATTGTGCTCGTTCTATTCCTAATATGGTAGATGGCCTTAAGATATCGTTGAGAAAGATATTATATTCTGCATTCAAAAGAAAGCTCACCAGTGAAATTAAAGTAGCCCAATTTTCGGGATATGTTTCTGAACATAGTGCCTATCATCACGGCGAAGCAAGTTTAAATGGAGCCATTGTGAATATGGCTCAAAATTTTGTTGGTTCAAACAATGTGAATCTATTAGCGCCTAATGGACAATTTGGAACAAGACTACAAGGGGGTGATGATAGTGCATCGGAGAGATACATCTTTACTCAATTAAATCCATTGACTCGTTGTATCTTTCCAGAACAAGATGACCCGGTTTTGCATTATTTGAATGACGATGGAACCATTGTAGAACCAGAATATTATGTGCCAGTTATTCCATTTACACTGCTTAATGGTATTAGTGGAATTGGAACAGGATTCTCTTGTAATATGTTAGCGTATAATCCAACAGATATTGTCAATGCGTTGAAATTATTATTGAACAATAAACCAATTAATTCTTGCACTTTCACACCTTATTATGAAGGGTTTACTGGAACAGTTAGTCTGATGGAGACAAATAAATATTTGATTAAAGGAAAGTATGAAAAGATAGATACTGATAAGATTCGCATTACAGAATTGCCTATTGGCACATGGACAATGCCATATATTACATTTTTAGAAAGTTTGGTCGATGGGTCAACAAAGAATGGTAAGAGAATTGCGTCAACATTGAGAGACTTTACCTCTTTATCTACAGAAGTAACTGTTGATATTACCGTTGTATTTCCAAGAGGAAAGTTAGAAGATTATGAAAATCAGATCGATGATAATGGTATAAATGGTGTTGAAAAATTATTGAAGCTTACCACTACGCAATCGAGCACAAATATGCATATGTTTACACACGAGCATAAATTGCGCAAATTCGTATCGGTTCACGAAATTATTCAAGAATTTTATCCAGTAAGACTAAATATGTATAAAAGGCGAAAAGCATATTTGTTGGCTAATATGGAAAAGCTATTGCAAAAATTATCAAATAAGAGTAAATATATTTTGTTGAACTTGGATAGTAAAATAGATCTTCGAAAGAAAACAAGTGCTCAAGTAGAAGAGTTGTTGCTTAAGCACGAATTAGATAAACTTGAAGGAGATTTCAAGTATTTGACAAAGATGCCGATGGATTCAGTTACACAAGAACACGTAGACAATCTTATCAATGAAAAGGAAAAGATGGAAAAGGATTATGAAACGCTCAAGGGAACCAGTTTGGAAAAGATGTGGAAAAAAGAGCTGGATGGGTTTGAAAAAGAATATACAAAATATAAGGAAAAGAGAGAAAAACTACAAATTTCTACAGACAAATCCAGTAAAGTGAAGACAAAGAAAATTGTTAGAAAAAAGAAGTAAGTAAATTGGTCGAAAAAGAAAAAGGAGGCACATGAATTTGAAAAATATAATAATATAATTATATTTTTTACCATAATCAATATCTCTCGACGAAAGCAGTAATTAGTTATGTAAAACAAACCAATTATAAAAGGTTAAATAAGCAATACATATTTCAAATACAACATCATACCCTAATATGTAAAAGACATCTACAGTACGAGTTGGTTTTATTATATAATGATTATTTTTATATTCTTGTACTTCCACTTTTCGAAAACCTTTATAATAGGAAACAACTGTCCAAATAGAACTCATATAAAGCATGGATACGCACATTAATATTTCTCTGGGTATATGCTCTGGATGATTATACATCGATATACCATTATACATCGTCATACTACCTATTAGTAAGAGTGAGCTTTTTGTATTTACCTGTCGTTTGGATAGAATTTCATTATTGGTTTGTTTATAAGACATATTTATGACCATATAAATGAGAAATAAGTGATATATAATTGTGTAGTTTGGCATCAATAATCTATCGCCGAAATATAATCCAAAAGTAGATACCACCCCTCCTTCCTGAATACCTTGTAAACAAACACCTATGTATATTGGAAGCTTAATTTGTCGATTCGAATAGGAAATAAACATTGGTTTTATAACTCGAGTCTTTGATGCGTGTAGTAATAGTTCAATAATTGTCCATGAAACGGATGATCCGATCATAATCGAAAGACAATCATAAGATTGACTTGTATAATAATCATCTATACACAACAATACCCCAAATAATAGATATAGTATTTTTTTATTTGCATTTGTTGCGAAATCCCCGGTACGAATAATATAATATTTGTTATTTATTATATTATATAATTGTTCATACATATATTATATTAAGTAAATATAAAAAATGCACGAAACGAATAGTAGAAGAACTGCTAAATAGAAAGAGTTTGTAACAATATCTACTTTTTCTTTCTTCCCCCATTAAATGTAATCAACTCATCATTATCAGCATCGCCGTGAGGTCCGAGTCTTGTATAATATTGTTGTGGAGCGGGTATTCCAAGATGTTTATATTCCACATCTAAATATTTGTTATGTTTTAGGTTTTTTTGTTTTGCTTCCCGTAATTGTCTTTCTTTAGATCTCACGAACAGAGGGTCTTTTCGATACAATTCATCGTCGTAATGTTTGATATTATCATTAAGATCTGATGGATTTATCAAAGTAAGGAGAGGAGGTTTGGATGGACTATGTACATTATTTGGAGGCTTACTCTCCTGGGTAGGACTTACACTTAAAGAATTATTTGCAGAATTTCGTTTTGATCCTGTATTTTTGCTATGTAGATGGTGTTGTTTTGTAATATTTTTATCAGGCTTATTAGTTGTTTTGTTTTTTCTTTTAGTTGTTTTGTTTTTTCTTTTAGTTGTTTTGGGGTTAGAGACTTTTATTTGTTTATTTTTAGATTTGACTGTGCTTCTTAATAAACTCATTATATATTATTACTAATATTATATAATATATGACTTACATAAATTGTTTAAGTTCTAATTGTTTATAATCGCGGTCATTATTTTTGGGCATTTCGAGAGGGACAACTAATGTGCTTTGATCACGAACATAATTATTATATCCAACAGCTTCTTTGTAAACAGTAGGAATAGCATAATCAAGAACTAATTTATTTAATCTTCTAATTTGTTCTGTTATTTGGTTTGGGTCATATTCGGCATATTGTAAATAGATGCTTCGCATAATAACTTTCAAATTATCTATATTTTGAGGTCCAATTAAAAATTCACTATTAGACATTTTATAGACACCCGCGCGAAGACCGTTTTGAATAATTTGAATGTTATCAGCTGAAAAAAATAACTGACTCAATACATTATCCTCGTGGACACCTTTAACAGGATCTCTATATTCGGTTGCCTTGTTTTTAATGGCAATTTTTTCTTGCATTTTAAACATTACATTTGGATCTGGATCACTGATGTCTACTCTGCCATTAAATTGTTTACTATTAATTATCATATTGGAATCACCTACTTCTAATGGATTTGATTGAAACATTCTATATATAACTACTGTAGAAATAATTATAACTAAATAACTTTAGCTTTTTATGTGAAAATATATATATATATGGAAATATTTTACACGATTACTTTATCAGTTGCTGTCATACTACTTATTATGATTTTAGCATATGTTGGATTAAAATTAACCAATGAACAAATCGCTGATGTGGCTTATCCTCCTAATTCAAAAAGATGCCCAGACCATTGGCAAAATGAAAAGGAAGGGGACAAATATACTTGTAAAGTTCCAGATAAGGATTCGTTAAACACAGGAACCTTGTATGGAAGCAACAGTTTAAAAGACTCGGTAACAGGCGCGCCTGGATATTTTGCAAAAGATAGTTCTACTAATGTATCTGATCGTTTTGATTTCACGGTAGATGGATGGGCTGGATTTAAATCAGGACAAACTTCAGAATGTTCCAAAAGAACTTGGGCGATTGAGCACGGAGTTCTATGGGATGGAATCACCAACTATAATTATTGTGACTAAGTGTTATAAACATTAACTCTTGCTTAATGTTTATCGATTGTATTATTAATAAATGAAACTCTCTACTTTAGGTAGTTCTAATGCATTTTCTAAATCGGATAAAGAATAAGGCAAATTAAACATATGGGTTGTTTTGTTCTCATAATTTAATATTGCCTCGTCTGTTACATTTTTCGCTTGACGAATATGTGTTGCAGTGGGAATAATGTTCTCAATATGAATTTGTACAACTTCTTTAATGAGTTCTTCGTTATGCGACTCTTTGTAATCTTTTAACAATCGTTGAATGTCTTGTATATAATTGAAAACCTTTTTATTACTGTCTCGTAACATATCTGTCGTTTCTGGATTAAAATATAAATTCTCATATTTTTGTAATAGATCAGAATAATACGGAAATGATTCATTATATTCTGTCATAAATATTTGATATGATTCTGCTGCAACAGTTTCGCCAATATAGCTAAATAACGCATCCAGTTTATGTTTTATTATTTTTTCTTGGATCTGTTCCATTCCTATCATTTCTTGTTTTAGTTCTGTCTCTAAAAACGAAGTTGCGCCATCATATAGACGAATGTTTAAGTTGCACGGTTCTTTTGCATCACCGCAAATGGCAATGTACCGATAATTTTCTTTATAAAATCGAGAACCAACATTTCGTTTACACTTTATACAAGGCGGAATAACGGATTTTGTAGCAATTTTTTTCATTTTTTTAGTGAGCTGTTTTTGGTAAGCCGTTTTTTTCACAGCATAGCTTTTTTTTTCATATTTTCCTTTCAAATCAAAATAAGTGAGGAGAGCTTCTTCATAATTTTTCTTCATCTCCTTTTCTTGTTTGGATTGCTGTATCTGTTCATCAGTAAGAGACGCAAGTTCACCCGCGCTTCTAAATTCAATAGAAGGTGTATTCTCATTCGAAAAATAAACAACTGACTCTGGATAACCTTCAATGACTGTAATAGGGTTTTCTGAAACCCGTAATGTTGTTAAATTACCAAGACCATTCAAGTTTAATCCTTTTATTTTATTATAAGATACGCTTACTTCTTCTAATGTTTTTGGAAATCCGGATAGTTCTTCCAGACGATTCTGATTCAGAATTAATTTTGTCAGTTTTTTTAAATTACTAATTTCAATTTTATTTACATAATTTTCTTCTATTTGCAAGTGAGTTAGCGATAAAGGAAGGTTATCAATATCTATTATTAAATTTTGTTTAATTATGAGCGTGGTTAATTTGTTGGGAAGATTCACAATACTCGTAACATTTCCTTCGCTGATACTAATATACTCTACCAAACCAAAATTCATTTGATTTAATATTGAAAAATCCACATCTCCTTGTAATTCTTGAGTTATTTTTAATTCCCGAATATTTTTATTCGTGTTTTCGAGAATAGATTCAAGTATATTCTGTGCGTTATTTTTATTTATTATGATATCTTCTCTTAATTCTAAAATACTTTCCATTAGTTAGAATAAATATTATATATATAATAAATAAACAAATATTATCGAATGGAAGGCAAATCCGTTATATTTGAATAGGTAGTCTCTTTTTTAGTTTCTTCTAATTCTTTATGAAAACGGATTTTTGATAATATAAACTCTTGTTCCTTCATCATTCTAAATTTCTTCTCTGCTGTAGTAAGTTTATTTTTTCGGGAATAGTACAATGTTAAATAAACAATACACGCAAATGCAATTAATATACTACTATTCAAAGCATACGAATATATATTCACTCGTGTTGTGTGACATTGTTGTAATTTATTTAGTATAAAACTTTTTGCAGAGTAATCAACTAAACTAGGATTCATTATATAATAAATAAAAATAATTATTTATTATGTTGTCGCTAAATAAAAAGAAACAGACACATAAGATAACATTGCGACTACTACAGATATTAACCAAATAGGAATGACTGTTTTATTTCTGTACCCTACACCAAATTTACGGAAAGACCCGTCAGATTCATATAATACAGAGGGTTTATACACGTGTATCATCGTAAATACAATTAAAAATAATAATATAGATATGTGCACTCTATTTTGTTTTACTACTGATTTAATTGAATCCATAACTTATAATATATTTATAAAAAATTATTCGAAATCATTTTCAATATCTTCCTCATAATATTGTCCATCCATAAAATGTTCTCCTAAATCCTGGATATTATTATATTCAGCATCAGCATCAGCATCATTATTATGTTGTTCTTGATTATCCAAGTCTTCTATAAACACTTCCATATTTTCATATCCATCGTATTGATTTACATTTAATAGATTTCCTCCTATTTCATTAGTTACTTGTTCCAATAGTTCATTCACTTCTCGGTCATACATATTTTTATTATAATCTACCAGGGCTTTTTGTTGTCCAATATTCCACTTTTCTAATCTATATTTCTTAAACTTATTTTCTACCTTTCTTTCTTCTATACTTAATTCTCCCAATTTGGTGATTTTATTCTGTTTTTCTCGTTCCCTTGCTCTATTTACTTTTTTCATAATACTTTCATAAGACATATTCACTGTTTCCTTTGTGTTTTTATCAATATTTAATGTTGCCACAATGTAATTTGAAATCTTTTTACGAAGTTCTTCTTTTTGCCCTGTGTAAATCAACACTTCGTCTAAGTTAGCCATTGCACCTTCATTTTCTTCATTTATCATAGTATTTGCGGCTTCGATATAAGTTGACGGGTCTCTATTTTCTTCTATGACCTCTTTTGCTTGGTTTCTCTGTATATTAGTTTGCCTTATAATTAAATCATCATGATCAATAGAAAGAATTAGAAATTCCAAAACACTATAAAATGTGTATAAATACAACTGCTTATACGTATCTTTGTGCAAAAATGAATAATAAGAACCTTCTTTTTTAACAATTTCACTATAAATAGGAAGATGGCGAATAAACATCATTACATCTCTCAATTCTGGTTGCACTAATTCTAAGAGTTTTAATATAATGGTATCATTTTTAAATTGTTCTAATCCAGAAAAATGTTTTTTCAAATAATTTTCAATATGAATAATATGTTTATCTGCGAATTTCTTTTGTTTGGAACTTGAAATACTGTACGATAACATTGCATCCTTCAATAAAATCGTAGGATAAATATTACATATATTATGAAATAGCTCGTAAAAATAATTTTCCGATGGGGTTGACTCCGCGTTATCCATCTCCCACATATGAATAGTATTTATAAATCGAATTAATTTGGTGAAGTCAGTAGGTTTTAAATTCCCGTTTACTCGAAGAAATTCTTCAATGTTACCCCTCATGTTTTTATTACTCGTTAATAAGTATTCTTGTAAAACTTCCCCCAACTCGGTATACTCCAAAAACATCTTATTTTTGTTCTCTTGATATTTTTCAATAATATGTAACAGATGTTCTAAACAAGGGGTCTGTAATATATTACTCTCTTTATTAAGTAATGACTCGATCACATCTTTAAATGCACTCATTTTATCATAATTTTTAAAGCCTTCAATATAAATCATATTTCGTCTATTAACAATATTTAACACATTCTGTAAATCTGTCATCGTGTATCGTTTCCCATTTTTCTTCATCAACACTATTTTTTCATCTATAGATTGATCTTTATTATAATAAGTCGGTTTTTCATCCATAAACTCCTTCAATTCTTCTGGAATCGGTTCTTCACGATCCAAATTACAATAATGAATAATTACCTCATATACATCTTTTTCTAATATACCACTTGGAAGAGAAGGATAATTTACACGGGTGGGGTAGTTATGATACAATATACTGGGTTTAGAAATATCAGACACATAATCGATTAATTTTTGATTACTGTGCATATATTTAAGATATTGCAGTAATGTCGGGTCTTCGTTTGTAAAATACACCAATGGCATAATATCAGCCAAATTTTCGTTGCAACAAGCATTTTCCAAAAACGGCACTTCTGATTTTGTTTTTAACATCATTGTTTTATTGGAAATGATCGCATTAATACTATCGATTAATACATAGGTAAAAGAACGATTCTTATTATTAATCACATTAATCATAATATTCTGTTTAGGTGAGTTTTTCTTAAGTTGATGAGTCAACTCTTTTTCAAAATCGCTCGACACATTTGATACTGTATCTACTAATCCGGTTGTTATCAATGGAGGATTAAACTGTTTCCATTTTTCAATAGCGTGTTCATCTGGAATAAAGGTTTCAGGATATAATTCCAAATATTCTCGTTTTTTATTGTATTTTTCACTAATTTCATTATAAGTTACGATAAAGTTCTCCATAACATCTACCAACCTGTTTTTTATTTTGTCTTGATTCAACTTTCCAAACACATTCCACGGTTCAAATTTACTTTTCATACTAAATAAAATACAACTTAAATATTTGATTCCATCAATGTTCTCAATACCAGTTTGAGGAAATCCGTCAAATGATTTTACACAGCCCGGGAAAGTCTTTTTGATTTGAATGGAAGGAACAGATATTTGAACAGCAACAAACAAAAGAGAACTTACAATTAAAATGCGACGCTCGTTTCTGTAATCAATATAAGAGCCTAATGGTTTTTTATCTTGTTTCTTTACTTTTTCAGCTTTTTTATTATACTTGTCTTCTGTTAATAAATATTTCGGATTATCGCAAAAAGAAACAGCCAACGATCTAACAAACTCTTCAACATTGTTTATATTAATTCCGGTATTATTACATAAGGATTTTAAAATATTGAAGTTCATCTCATTTAATTCATTTTCGAAGACACGAATATTCGTTTTCATTTGTTTTTCTGTTATAACACCCAATTCTTCTTGCATAATATCGTGACTGGATATTTTTTGTCCCTGGTCATTAAAATTATCTTCAAACACCAGATCTCGTTTTTGCAGGATATATCCACTATATTTATCAACAATAGCATCTCCATCATCACTATCTGTTCCATATTTTTTAATGATTATATCCATTTCCACCCCCACATTACCATTATTGATAAATGATTTCGCAATATTATACAAACTATGAGGAAACAATTTGGTATTTGTTTTTTTGCAGTAAAACCAGTGAGGATGTTCTTTCAAACTTTCTATCAAAGGTTCTCTACAAAAATTATCTACAAACTTTGTGATATAATTTTGCTTTTTGGGATAGTCTGTTAATGACAAAATAGTATCTCGAATATTTAAATAAGGTGAAATTAATACTGGTTCTTCATTTGCATAATTAGACAATGTGTATGCTATATTGTTATAGGCATACTCCTGTAATATTTTATTACGATATATTTTTTTTATATTACTCGAATAGAGAGCAACATATTTTTCTATTTTTTCTTCTAATTCTTCAGAGGTTAATGCAAAACGGTCTTCAAACTCATTTACAAGTGTTTTTTTTGTATAATCCCTATAACGACTTTGCACCACAGACATATCTTCACAATGTTTTGTTCGTTTATTTTTGAAGCAAAACTCACTCATATTACAAAATAATTCATTGTTATCCATAAAAGAATTATCAGTAATAGAATCATCCAGAATCCAAATAGAATTTACTCTCTTATAATAAGAAGTTCTCTTTTTGATTTCACTTTCTATTTCAATTTCCATTTTCTCTTTTTCAGATAATTTACTATCGTCTATGTTGCTTCTTAACTTGGGTTTTAATTCTAAAATAGCATAATGTCCATTTTCCACTATTTTCTTTCCACTGAGTAAAGTTTTCGCCAATTCGGCAGCTTTCTCTTTTAAACAACTATGTTTTTCAATGAGATTTTCTACAAGGAAGTTGAAAAATAAGTTATCGTCCATTCGTTTTTGTTCATCCTGGTACTTTTCCAATATATTATAAGGAGTATCGTCATAAGGAAAATCGAAAAATATTTCTGTCTCGGAATCTTCTTGTAAATCCTCCACTTTTGTATATTTCTTTGCCAAATATTTCGTTCCACAATCTTCATTACGAATTTTATCTACATCGGTAACATCTTCTATTTTGGAAAAAGATGAAATCAAATTATCGGGACTCAACAGTGTATACATAATTGATTGAATCATTTCATAATACAAGTTTCCACTATCCAATTCATACATTTTCTTAATTGCTTCAGGAGTAGATACATTATTTTGAAATTTATACAATTCCATTATATTTTCAACAACATCATTTTTCTCTGCCAATAATAATTTGATTGTATTTCGTATCTCGCCCGTATTGTAGTTTGAGTTTTTAATAAACAATAGATCATTATTTTTAGTTTCATTGACAATCTTCAATTCCTTCATTTTTTCAATTACCATACGACGAATAGACAAAAATTGTTTGTAGCTAATATTGTCAGAATATATCATAAAAGGTTCTAATTCACGGATCACACTATAAAAGGAAATCTTGTCTTTTATGTACTTGCGAACTATTTCTACCAATACTTTCGTTTTCGGAAGAATGGCTTCTAAAAAATCCTTGTATTTATCATTAGATAATGCAGGTGCATTTTCATCTAATATAAATTGATTAAACTGTTTGAAAAAACGTTCTTTCACTTTATAAATATTGTTTCCTTTTCCTCCTTTTCCTCCGTTTTGTTCATCTATGTCCGTTTCAGCATCAGTGTCTCCGTCATTGTAGTTATCATCGCTTTCCTTTTCATAATAATCGCTTTCCTTTTCATAATAATCAAATTCCTCAGATAAATCATCAATAACATGAGGGATAATGTCCTTATTGTTTTTCAATAATGTGGTCAATGAAAATAAATGAAAATGATAGTTGGCTTTTTTCAATAAATTAGTAGCAGGTAAATACATCTTTGAATATTCAATCACCGGTGCGGGAAGCATCAGAATCGAACTAATACTAATCGTATCATTATGGGTTAAGGATTCCTTTTTAAACACAGATTTTCCATTTTTCATAATAGTTTCACCCAACCGTTCTAACCCCAGATTATATCTTTGAATTAAAAACTTTTCACGAGATACAGTGTATACATTTTTCATATCAGATTGTTTAAATACTGAACTTTGAAAATCTTCCAAATTTTCAACAATAGTATCAATATTTCCTAATACTCGCCCTGTGTGTAACACATCATCACCATTCAATGGCTCATCAAATGGTTTTAATATTTCGTTCATTTCATTTTCATAAACGCCATAGTCAAAGTTATTTTTGTTTTTATCAAAATAAGAATTTTGTTTTGTTTTCGTCGTTTCTAACACATCTCCCAACGATTCCATTGTATAATCAACACTATTTTCAGTTTCTTCATCATTATCAGTTTCTGGATACAATTTATTTCTTTGTTTCACAACTGGAACAATCCATTTCAGATTTTGATCAATTCTATGAATCTTTTCCACCAATGGTTTATATTTGGCGCCGTATTTTTTGTATCCAGTTATAGTTTCATTTTTATCAACTAATGAGAATTCACCGCGTAATTCTTTGAAACGAGAAATTAACATATGAATGTGATTCATCACAGACTTACTGCGCATATAATTGGGCGTTGTTGATAATAATTCATCCATCATATCATTTACCTGCACGACAATACTATAACGTTGTTCATCTTCTGGAACTTCAACTAATTGTGCTACTTTTTCTAATTTTTCACCAAAAGTAATATTATCAACATCGATGTATAATTCTTCTAATCTGGTTTTAAATGTTTCGTCAGCGATAGCATTTTCTGGAATGTTTATAATAGCTTCTCCTTCATCTGTATATTCCATAGACGGTTGTTCTTCCTCTTTACTTTCTTCGCCCTCCATTGAAATATCTGATTCATCTCTTAGCTGTGCCAAATTAATTTTTTTTAATTTTAATTGCATTGGAACTTCTCGTAAAACTATTTCTTGTAACGGAATATGCAAAGGAACACCTTTAAAACCAAAGTCAATATAAAATACATTTAGTTCTGGCCAAGTTGTAATTTCAATCATATCTTCTACTAAATTAGTTATTTGTCCAGTAATGAGTTGAGGGATTTCACCACCAAACCGAAGATTTACCCAACTATTTACCGTCAAATTATTTTGTCTTGCATATCCTTTGTCACTACTGCGGTTTAATAAATACACTGCTTTTATTGATTCTTCGTAAAAAGTTCCATCTTCTTTTAACAATAGTGTCATTTTTTTGGATTCATCTGTAGTAATCAAATGAATCTGGGTATCATCAATATATTCAATATATGCAATTAAATCGTGATATTCATCATTTGCAGGTGACTGTAGTTGTATAATATCCCCCAATTCAAATACTAACGTTTGAGGATCCATATTTATATCAGAATATTCAATTTCATTTTGAGTTTCCATAGTATATAAATAAATATATATTATGCATCTAAATTATATTTTTAAAAATGTATTAACAATTTAAAAGAATAGAAATAAAGAAGTTTTCATATAGTTACTATTTAAATCACAATGAATAAATATTCTATTTTTATAGATGTTAAAAATTATGACAACTTCAAGATTAAATCGACTATTGTTACAATTGAAGATAAATTATACGATATATTGAATTATGACAAAACGGTTGTATGTTTCAACGATGTTCAGAATAGTCGGTATAAAAATGTGATTCTTTCTCATCCTGAAAAACAAGTTTTGTCAGTCATGCCTCCGAAAAATATTCCTTTTTCTTATTTTAAAAAGCAATTTCCTGAAATGCATCAATCCATACACAATCACTTTGAAATTACTGAATTCATAGATGGTCCTATTATTAATTTATTTTACGATAATAGAACTCAAAAATGGGAACTTGTTACTAAATACAAAAATGCAAAAAAGGGGTATATATTAAGACAATATAGTGCGACATATAAAGAGTTTGTTCAATTAGTAAGAGGACCAGAAGGGGCAGATATTAATACTTTATATTGTATGAATATTTTCAATAAAAAGAGCACATACAATTTCAAGATACAAAACGATCGTTTATATCTTATTTCAGTATATCAAATTAAACATATGGTAAATAATGTTGCCATTTGTAATATAGTAAAACAGAATACGACTCTTGAATTACAGCCGCTTATTGGAATTATTTCTTATCCCAAGCAATTTCATTTCTACGATTACAAAGATATGCTTGAAAAAATAGAAAATGATAGTCAATACCCAAATAAATTTATTATAACACATTCTTCCGGAGTCCAAACGACCTTACTCACAACTGATTGCGAATTCGTTCAAAAATACAACTCTGTGCCACGCAACATTCAGTTTTTATATTTATGTGTAAAACGTATTAACAAAAACTTTGAACTTACTGATTTATACCCTCGATTTAAGAATCAATTCATTACTGTAGATGGGTTATATAGTGACTTTATCGACAAAATTCATACTGCATATGTTCACTATTATATTTTAAAAGACGATATATACAAGGATTGTTATATGTTTTGGGCACACCGCATTCACAAAGAAGTATATATACCTTCTTTAAAAACACAAAAAATCAAAATTCACAAAGAAGTAATACGAAATTATTTTACTACAAAGCACCCAAGAGAACTTTTGTATTTATTACAACATATATGTGAAAATATTCAATAATATAATCGAATAAATAGCACCCGCAAAAGAAGTGGATGTAAATACACCAATATTTCTTAAAGAAGTATGGTAATAAGACATTATTTTCAAAGAGTCTTCGAATTCATTCATATAACATAGACAAACATTTTAACACGGATAAAATTGATATAAATATTGTTTTATTATATATGAAAAAGATGGAAAGAATTCAAGTTCATAATCAAGAGGGGGTGGCGTATTTATCAACAATACCCAATAATAGTGTAGATCTTATATTAACTGATCCTCCTTATATTATTTCGCGTGAAAGTGGTATGAATACACACTATAATAATGTAAAAGAAAATGAAGAAAACAATATATTATTCGTTAAAACAGAAGACGAATGGAACAGTTATAAAACAGAACATAATACAGAAGATGATACAAATAAAGCAAATTTTATGAAATATGGCACTATTTATGGTAAAAAATACTGTGTAAAAACTGATTATGGAGAATGGGATGCTGATTTTACGATGGATACATTAGACACATTTATCCAAGAATATTATAAAAAATTAAGACAAGGGGGCACGATGATTATGTTCTTCGATTTGTGGAAAATAACCCCATTGAAAGAAGTTATGGAAAAGTATAAATTTAAACAAATACGGATGATTGAATGGATTAAGACGAATCCGCAGCCACTCAATTCCAAAACCAATTATTTGACAAATTGCAGAGAAATAGCTTTGATAGGTGTCAAGGGAGGAAAACCTACCTTTCATAGTAGTTATGACAAAGGAATTTACGAGTTTCCTCTTCAAGGGGGTAAAAATAGATTTCATCCCACCCAGAAAAGTTTGGCGCTGTTTGAAGAGCTCATTAAAAAACATTCTAACGAAGATGATATAGTATTAGACACATTTTTAGGAGCTGGAACGACAGCAATTGCAGCAAAAAATACAAATAGACAGTTTAGGGGTTGTGAAATTGCTAAAATTTATTATGACAAATTTATTCAATTACTTTAATTTTCCGTTTTAATTCACGGTGTAATGGTTTCATATAAAACACATATATATCTCGTTTCCTCCAAAATTCCTCTACATCATACCAATAGGTATTTTTTTTACACCATATGTTTGATTCGTCATACTCAGTCAATGTTTTTTCCCACGGATATTCGCCATCATTCCGTAAAGCAGGCAAGCATAAATAGTGTACACTATGCAAAATTCCAGTTGTTTTTTCTTTTTCGTGTGCATTATGTTTCAAATCATTGTTGCACTTGTCACACAATACTTGAAAATCGTCTACACTTTGGGTATCTGCATTCAATACACGCATATCATTATACATATCATTCTTGTGATCTATCACCAGTGTCTTGGTGGTTCCACAATGTAAACAGTTAGGGGTGCGTGCCAAAAGCGCTGAACGAATGTTTCCCCTAATAGGTCTTCCCTGTATTTTACTATGTGATAATCCTGCAGTGCGGAATGCTACTGGTTCACCTCTATCCTTGTTGTTTTTTCGTTTTAGTTCCCATATGTATTTATCGCTCCAAGGAGTTCCTTGTCGAATATTTCCATTTTTTCCCAAAGCCAATTCTGTTTCATCAATATAAGAACGAGATATCCAAATACTGTTTCCACACAAGTCCGGCATAAATACATCCTCTACCAATAGTGCGCTTTTCTTAGTTCGTGACATTTATTATATAGTGAGTTAATGTTCATTGATATAAATTACTGGGGTGATTTATATCAATTTTTATATACGTAGCACCATTAACAATACTACAGATAAATAGATTTCCATACAATTCTTAGACACTAAATCTAAAATATTATACGAAATATTTTTTGGAATGTATGACGCGAATGCAGAAATACCGTATAATGACCAAATGGCAGTAAATATATAAAATAATAGAGATCCTGCTTTGGTATGTTTTGCATAGTTCTCATAAATGATATAAAAATATGCAATGAACGGGATAAACCCTAATAGAATCGCCTTTGTATTCGATATCCATCCCATTTCACCGGAAAATCCAAAAAATAACATCAGTGCATTCAATACAACAATACTGGAAAATAACAGACGGTGTTCTTTCAAATATAGTAATAAATTTGTTTGTAATTTTTTGAGATCTAATTCATCTTCTTTATCCAACAACAAATCATTTACTTTTTTATCTTCTACTTTTTTATTATATTCTTTGTCGTTCAAATAAGATAAATAAACAATTAAAATAAATAACATTGTGGGGGTGGTTATAAACCAATCATAGTAACGATATACAGTTATGTTTTGTACAACATCAAATGATTTTGCCAACCATAAATAGAAAACACCTTCTATAATTTGAACAAAGATAGCCAACCATAATAATTTTACTAAAATTTTACTTTCATCGCTAAATGAAAATGCTTTAAAGTCAAATAATGCTACCCCTATATTTAATATACCTGTGACGACTTGAATCAATAAAGATGTATATACCGTCGTTTTTAATAATCGTGTAGTTGCCATTTATAATATACTATTATTTTGTTAAGTCGTTAAATAATACAGACAATTTACTCAATTTTATAATATATTCAGAACTATGTTGCTTGTTTACCTCGTCCATTTTTTTTAGTGGCTCCCGGATATTATTAATCATCTTGATAATCTCATCTGCACCGTTTACATTTTTTAAATCTCCCGAGTAGTCTTTATCAAAAAAGAATGTAATATCTCCATCATCGATTTGCGCTGCATATTTTATATAAATATGTTTATGCCATGCTTTGATCAAAATACTGGGGTTGGCTGTTTTAAATAAGCTAAATGTTTTCTTTGCTTGAGCGATTTCTTTACTATCTGGAAAGATAGTAAGAAGATCCTCTAAAAAATCGAAAAATAGTTTGTTGAAACCTTTATGAATCGTGCTTTTATCCATATTTGCTATTATGTATGACACTATTTTTTTAAATAAGTTTAACACTTTATCTATTTTGTTCTAATTCAGACATTCGTTGTTCTCTTAATGTATCAACTGTTACTTCTGAAGATATTTTATCTGGTTGATATTTATCATCAGGTGTGTTAATTAATTGGATATCATTTCCATACGCTACATAGTTATGTAATGGACGATTCGAACTATTTCCCTTTGCACTTAATTCATCTGGTGTTAACTGTAGGCTCGTGAATTTTTCAGAAAATATATTTGTTCCTCCACTTCCTCCATTAAAACTATATGCCATAGGTTCTCCATTGAACTGTGTCGCTTCAGCAACTGCGGCTTTGATATCTTTGTGAAAATATTTCATTATTTCATCTCCATAAATAATATTGTATTTATTTTTTACACATAATAAGCACGGAACTCTTGCTATATTCGGCGGTAGTATTACTTTTCCTCCATTTTCTAATACGATAAAGGTCTGATTTGTTTTTTCGTCTTTTATACGTTTGTCAATGCAAATAAAACTCAACCGTTCGCTCATATTATTTTTCACTAGAACATCTAATATTTTCTTGCTATGTTTGCAATAATTACTGTAATATAAAATATCCATTATCTTATATTATAAAACTAACATTTTTCATAAATTTCAACTCATTTATTTAATTAAAGTTCCTGCACACATGGAATGTAATAATCTACTTTGAAAATAGAAAAGAAAATAGGTCATTGCCACAAAAAGTCCTGCTAAATAGAAATCAAATGGCCTTTTATTGGCTACGCCCACAAATACAAAAGAGACTATAAATAACACAAATAGAACAAACCCTAAAATAGAAAGAAAAAGAAAATAGTTGCAGTATTTTTGGTCGAGAGGCCCAAATAATTGTTTTAAAACACCGTCCATTATAGAATATAATCAGATTTTAATTTGCTAAATAAATAACATAAATATATACTGTAGTTTATATATAGTACAATATGGAAAACGAACAAATATGGAAAGTTGTGCATAAATATTTTGAAGATAATCCTCAGAATTTAGTAACACATCATATTGAATCTTACAATGATTTTTTTAAAAATGGAATTTTTCAAATTTTTAAAGAAAAGAATCCCGTTGAAATATTAACAGCATATGACAACGAAATTGAAGATTATCGTTATAAATGCATTATGTATTTCGGAGGAAAAGAAGGTAATAAAATTTATTTTGGAAAACCAATTGTATACGATAGTGACGAAAATATTCACTATATGTATCCTAACGAAGCAAGACTACGAAATATGACATATGGTATGACCATACATTACGACATTGACATTGAATTTGTTTCCATATTAGATAACGGTGAAGAGCCCGATCTTGTATTTGATCAGGATACTATCGGTGGAGCTAAAAAAGGACACATCGATGTTTCACAATTCAGTGTCAATGAAACTGCGAAAATGATGCAAAAAACAAACGAATCTATTATCGGAAAAAATATACAAAAAAGAGAAGTCACAATAGATAAAATATATCTGGGAAAATTTCCCATTATGTTGCAAAGCGACTTTTGTATTTTAAAAGGATTGCCCAAATCGACCCGATCTAATATGGGAGAATGCAAAAACGATCTTGGTGGATATTTTATTATCGACGGAAAAGAGAAAACAGTAGTTTCTCAAGAAAAATTTGGCGATAATGTTCTCTATATCAGAAAATATGAAAAAGAAGTTGAACCCACATATTTATGTTCCGCTGAAATAAAATCTGTGTCTGAAAATGTTTCCAAACCAAGGAGAACATTAACCGTAGCAGTCGTCCCCCCCAACTCAAAATACACGAATCTACAAATTGTTGTTAAAATCCCCCAAGTTCGTGACGATATACCGCTCTTTATTCTATTTAGAGCTCTGGGTATTATTAGTGATAAAAAAATTATTGAGTATTGTCTATTGGATACTGAAAAATACGAAGATTTTGTCGACTTGTTTCATCCGTCTGTTCAAGATGGCCATTTTATTAATACACAGCAAGATGCCTTGTTTTATATTGGAACACTCATTAAGGGCAAAACAATCTATCACGCACAAGAAATACTCGCTGATTATTTTTTCCCTCATATTGGTGAAACGAACTACAATGAAAAAGCACACTTTTTAGGTTATATGGTGTTTGAAATGTTAAAAGTATATAGAAATGTACAAGCACCAACTGATCGTGACCATATGAAATATAAACGTATTGAATTGGTCGGGTCATTAATGTATGACTTATTTAGAGACTATTTTACTATTCAACAACGAAAAATTCAACAAGATCTGGAAGAAAAAGTATGGTTTAGTAAAAATATTTATGTTAAAAACCTTTACGGTCTTATTATGCAAAATCGTCCCGTATTTAATCAAAAAATAGTTGAAGAAGGATTTCGCAAAGCAATGAAAGGCAATTGGGGGGCAAAAGAGCATACCAAAAAAGTGGGTATTGTTCAAGACTTAAACCGGTTATCTTTCAATTCTGCATTAAGTCATTTAAGAAAAACCAATTTACCTATGGATGCCAGTCTTAAAATTGTTGGACCTCGTCTTTTACATTGTTCGCAGTGGGGATTTACGGATCCTATTGATACACCAGATGGTGGAAATATTGGTCTTCATAAACATTTATCTATTTCGACTTATATTTCCCAACCGTATTCCAGAACAATTATTATCGAATGGTTAAAAGAAAACGTTGGGTTAAAATCAATTAGTGATTATCCCATACCAGTAATAGCTAAAAAAATAAAGGTATTCGTTAACGGGTATTGGTGCGGTCTCATTGAAGAACCAGGAGAAACCATTGACAAAATTAAACTATTTCGCAGGAATGGACTTATTCCAGTATACACCAGCGTTTCTTTTGAAATTAAATCAAAAAGTATATTTATTTTTACTGATGGAGGGCGTGCGTGCCGACCTATTTTCTATTACGATAACAATAATAAATCATTTTCTTATGAAAATGAGGAATTCTTAGAATTATTAGAAAAAAATGAACTCAAATGGAATCAAATGATTACTGGGTGGAATGATAAAAAAATATCCAATTATGCCAAATCCAATAAAATTTATCAACTTCAACAATTATACAATGATATCAATGATACAAATCCCGCCAAATATGAAAAATTTATCAGTAAAAAAGCGGTTATTGATTATATTGATTCAAGCGAGAGTGAACACGCGCTCATTGCTTTAAATAAAGAACAACTTTTGCAAAAGAAAGAGTTTACACATATGGAAATACACCCCTCTCTTATTTTTGGCGTGATGTGTAATCAAATTAATTTTCCTGAAAATAATCCAGGAACGCGTAATTCATTTTCTTGTGGACAAAGCAAGCAAGCGTGCTCTCTATACCATTCTAATTATCAAACAAGACTTGATAAAACCGGAATTGTTTTGAATTATGGACAAAGTCCACTTGTTAGAAGCCGTTATTCGGAATATATTAACAACAATGAAAACAGTTACGGCGAAAATACGATTGTTGCTATTATGTGCTATACTGGGTACAATGTAGAGGATGCTATTTTGATTAACGAAGGTGCACTCAAACGAGGATTATTTAAAACTACATATTATAGTTGTTACGAAACTCACGAAGAAAAAGAAAAACAAAACGATGTCGTGAAAAATAAAGTGATAAAAAATATAGAAAACGACGAATCGGTTGTAAAGTTAAAGCAAGGGTTTGATTATAGTAAATTAAATAAACACGGGCTTATTAAAGAAGAAACTGAAGTAGACGATAAGACTATTATTATTGGGATGGCGATGGATAATGGAAACGAACAAAACATTTCTTCTGATATGTCCATTGGACCGAAAAAAGGACAAAGGGGAATTATCGATAAAGCATTTATCACTGAAGGCGAGGAAGGAACCAGAATCGCCAAGGTAAGAATTAGAGAAAATAGAACTCCCGCAATCGGTGATAAATTGGCTTCTCGTGCCGGACAAAAAGGAACCATTGGTATGGTTATACCAGAAATTGATATGCCATTCACAAAAGATGGGTTAAAACCCGATCTAATCATTAATCCGCACGCTCTTCCTACAAGAATGACGATAGGACAATTAGTTGAATGTTTAGTTGGTAAAGCCAGTCTTAACCTTGGTTGTTTTGGAGATTGCACTGCGTTTGCGAACGAAGGTTCTAAAATTGGTGTATATGGAAATTTATTAACTGAATTAGGATTTCATTCCAGTGGAAATGAAGTATTGTATAATGGTATGACCGGAGAACAACTGGAATCAGATGTTTTTATTGGTCCGAATTACTATATGAGACTTAAACATATGGTTAAAGATAAAATTAATTATCGTTCATTGGGTCCTAAAACATCTCTTACCAAACAACCTGTTGGTGGAAGAGCGAACGACGGCGGACTTCGCATAGGAGAAATGGAACGCGATAGTCTTATTAGTCACGGAGCTTCTGAATTTTTAAGAGAATCAATGAATGAACGAGCAGACAAATATCATATTGCTGTTTGTAATTCCACTGGTTTGATGTGTTTGTATAATCCAGATAAAAATTTGTTTATGAGTCCATTACTCGATGGACCTATTAAATTTTTAAATAGTGTTGATAATAATCTAAATCTGCAAAATGTAACAAAATATGGACGTTCGTTTAGCATTATTAGCGTCCCCTATTCTTTTAAATTATTAATGCAAGAACTTATGTCTGTTAATGTGCAAATGAGAATCATTACTGACGAAAATATAGATCAAATTGAACATATGACGAATTCCCTCAATATACCCACATTATTAAAATCGAAGAAAACATCCAAAGAGATTGTTAATGATATCAACAAAGCATTGAGAAACAAACAACCGATGATTGATATGAAAAAAGAAGAACCGGTTGAAGAATCTCTTGAATATCATCCAGATCCATCTCCCAGAACACCCGAATATCTTCCAGGAACACCCGAATATCTTCCAGGAACACCCGAATATCTTCCAGGAACACCCGATTATCTTCCAGGAACACCTCAAACACCGCCATTTCCACCAGATTTAAATAGCATTGATACCCCTATAACCGATATAGAAAAAAGTATTTCTCCTATGCGAGGGCAGTTTGTTGATTCTCTCGATTCTGATGATGGTTCTATACCCCCACCCCCACAAACAACTCCTCCGTTCCTGTCTCAGGAACAAACCGGAGGATCTCTTATTGATATGGCAAGTAAATTTAATATAGGGGATTCTGTTGTTTCATTATTAGATTCTAAACGAACGAGGGAATGGAATATTACAAAAATAAATCCTCCGTTTATTCACATTGAAACTTCAGACGCAGACAATCTAAAGATTCCTGACATGGTAAAAATTGTTACCGGTGGAGATATACAAAAGAAAGGTGATTTTATGCAATATATGGCCCCCACTTCAACGGACGGAGGCGGTTATTCACAACAATATGCCCCGTCGCAAGGAAATGATAACCAACAAATGCCCAATATTGTTGTCAAACCAATTATAAAAATTATGAATGGCGGCAACGATTATTCTGCAGGAGAAGAACAAGACGCACCGAATGATATAGTTCAAGATGTCAGTGAACCTATTATTGTCCGTAATAATACTCAACCTATTTCAGGCGGTTCGAACGAACAAAATGACCCAATGAAACCTGCAACAAATACTAATTTTGATAAACTTGTAATAAAAAAATTAGAATAAAAAATTGATAAATTTATATAAAAAGGTATTATACTATATTATATAAATATGCCCAGTTCTAATAATAAAATCCTAAGACTCTTCAAATCTCGTAAAACTATTCTTGAACTTCTTGAAACGCAAGGATATGATGTTAGTGAGTATAAAGAGTTTAATATTAACGAAGTTGACGCAATGAATACCAAAAATCAACTTGACCTTACTTTTACTAACAAAACTACAAACAAAAGTGTCTATGTCAAGTATTATTTAGAATCCAAACAAATCAAACCAAATACTTTAGATAATATTATTGAAGATCTATACGAAATCGAAGGAATTCTCACGAAAAATGATACATTGATTATTATTACAGAAGATGAACCTAACGACACCATCATTAATAAGATTAAATTCTTGTTTAATAAAGATGGCATCTTTGTTGTTATTCACAACATACAGCGTCTTCAATTTAATATTCTTGAACATCAACTTGTTCCAAAAGGAAGAATTATGAGTGACGAAGAACTCTCTCAACTTAAAGAAAATATTAACATTACAGATCTTTCCCAACTCCCCGAAATTTCCCGGTTTGACCCTCAGGCGCTGGCTATGTGTATTAGACCTGGCGAGGTTTGTGAACTACTAAGAAATAGTGTGACTTCTGTCGAAACAACATATTACAGAGCCTGTGTATAAAGATTTAGAAAATAAAATGTAACCGTTTTATATAATGACGACAACTCCTTCTACTGAGAGTGATGTTTCACAACAAAATTATAAAGATAATAAACAATTTTATAAAAAAGAATTCGTAGATTCTACCAATTTACTTGTCGGGATTGGGATTCTTCTTTTTATTATTCTAAAAAAATAATCCCTTAGTGTATAATGAATAAATATACTTCAAAACAAATGTATATGTCTGAAGATACAAAAAGGTTACAACAAGTCAATGGAACCCTGATGTTTTTATACTATTTTTTATTTGCAATTGTTGCTTATCAGTTTATATATAGAAATAAAGAACAAAGACAATGGAAAGCCTACTTTATGCTTTTCTTTTTCTTCTTATTTCCCTTTGTTATGTATCCGATTCAACAATTTATTTACTACATTTTTCAATCCCTATTTTTGGGCGTATCCAATAAAATTTATTACACTGACGAGTAATTTTATCTAATATAAATATAACTATTTATATTATGTCTTGTGGTTGTGGAAGCGATAATGAAAGTTATTCACCCGTGTATAATAAAAATAAACAGAAAGGTTACCTCAATATAGAAGGGTTCACTACCCAAACGAATGATTCTCCCTCTTATTTTCAACAAAAATACAAACAATATTTAGAAAGTCAAAATAAAAAGGGTTTAGATAAACACGCGATGTCGTTTTTTGAAAATTTCGATGAAAATACAAAACAGATGCTTAATAAAAATGCCGAAAACAATAAATTGCGGGATGAACTCAATATTAAAATGAAAGAAGTGTATAATACGTTGCAATCTAACAGTCTTGAACAAGAGAAAATCAATTTTATGTATAAAGTAAGAGATGTCATGCTATATTCTATGAGCGGTGTCATTTTATATTACATTTTTGTAGAATTATAATATTTACAATTTATATAATGTCATATCAAGCTTATTCTAACAATATTATAATTCAAGAACCAATGTCTGATCTTGAAGCAAACATTCAACAATATCAAACCAATAAATCCAGTCTAGATGAAAATATGATTTATCTGTATTCGCAAGATCTTAAAAATAATAAACCGAATGTTCAAGATGTTCGTAACAATGATGAAAAACAACTTATTATGAGTGAATATATGGTTTTTACCCTCGGAACTATTGCCGCTGCTACCGTTATTGTTTTTCACATTTTTAACAAATAATTCTATATTTGTATTATATAGATGAGTAATTTAGATAATACTGCTTTACAAGAAAAAGTAAACGAGATTGTCACCACTGAGAATGAAAAACTACTTGAAAAGAAAAAAATCGTTGATATACAAATTCAAAGTAAAGACAGACTTCGTAACCTGAATAATAGCACAAGAAAAAGAGGAGAACACATAACCAGAATTGTTATCGTATTTGTTATTGTTTTATCTGTATATACATTCCTCCGAATTGCATCTGAAACTTTTACTATTGTCCCAAGCTTTGTTTTCGATATTCCTAATTTTATTGTTGTTGCTGTGGGTATTGTTTATATATTTACTATTTTTACAGATATGTATAGCCGTGATCATCTATATTATGATAAATATAACTTTGGACACCCAACGGTTGATAGCCCCGAAGAAGTTCAGAAAAAACAGGCCCAATCAAAACAAGATTTGTCACAAGCCTGTATTGGAGCAGCCTGTTGCCCCGGGGATGTTATAGGAACTCCTGTCTACGATGCAAGTCTTAATTTATGTGTTCTCAAGCAAGATACATTCACAAGTATGCCTTATCAAATACAACCTACGCCTTCTAATACCCCCAATGAATTTGATCAGTATTTTAAAATATAATCTAGACACAATATAAATGAAAAACACCAGTTATCAGAGAAAGGGCGCATTTTTTAAAGAACAAGGAGAAACTTACAAAAATACAAGAGATTATCTGTATTTACTTTTTTATTTACTTGCTTTATTAGCCATTTACACCCTTTTTCAAAAAAATATGAACTTATATTTGAAACTTATTTTATCTTTATTTATCCTTGGTTATCCTTATTATATTTTTTACTTTGAAAAAATAACAGTAATTGCGTATAATTATTTATATGCATTTATCGTTGTCCAACCTGTTACAAAAACAAGTATTTAAATTTATTGATATTGTATTTTACACAATATCAACTTCACACGCTCTTCTTTTTATTCTTTCGTGTCTTTTTTGATTTATTTTGTTTCTTATTTTGTTTTTGATTTCGTTTTCCTCCGTATGGCGTGAGACCACTCATATTCATATAATTTGTTTCTTCTTGAGGAATAGTGGATATATTTGTATTAAAAAAACTAATATCTTCGTTTGTTGTATTTAATGAATTTTGTTCGGATACATCTAAATCTGATAAATGTAAAGACCCTTCGCTTGAATGTGAAATATGTATCCCTTCATTTGTAACAGATAAATTGAAAAAATCACTGTTTGACATTGTTGTATTGTCCATTGTTGTATTGTCCATTGTTGTATTGTCCATTGTTGTATTTGGTGTTCCAACATTAATCACTACCTGATTTCCATCGATATCCATTCCTGTGATTGTTATATCAGATAATTGCAATATTTCTGACATTTATGGTATATATAATATACAAATATTATAATTTCTAATGATAATTCAAATTCAATAAAAAAAACAAAAAAAACAAGAAAAAACTCTAGACTAAAAAATGAAATTGGACATTTATTTTTGTCCATTTTCAAAAAAAACATATTAGTTTTTTACGTTTTTTTTTTTCGAAATATATTTTTTATGTTGCATCATTTTTTTAATATTGATAGCATTTATGATGGTTGTATTGAAAAAACTAAAAATATGGTTTTTTTTCATTTTTTGAAAAATAGTTGAAATAAACAAAAGTGCGACTTTATTTTATTTCCAAAATGTAAGAAATGGAA